TCGTTCATCAGCTTCGTCAGTTCAGCCTCGAAGATAGCCTGCAACTCGACCACGCCTCGCGATGAATAAAAGCCCGGGTCTTTGATCTCGTAGTTAAACGCGATAAACGGTGGTTTGCCGTGGTTGTACGGAATCTTCATCGGCGGACGAAGATCGATGTCCGGTGATGTCGGGGAGTAGGTGCAAATCAACCACTGCCCGTTGTCCGGGCAACGATGGTAAACCTCCCACACAATGATTTGATCGGTGTCTGGCAGCGTTAAGCCTTCGCGCTCGTACTTCACATAGTCGGTGTCCGACCCCCCGGAATCCTCACTGTAACTGCCCGTGATCAGCTTGACCGTCTCCGCGTCCTGCTTGAGATGCTTCTGCCGCTTGTAGGCATCCACCGAATAAACGCTGATGTGACAGATCCGATCCGCGTCTGCTATGTCCCGCGTCCAGGCCGGTACAACAAAATGCTGCGGATCGACCGTGTAATACTTCAGCCGTTTCGATGAGTAATCCCAAAGCACTTTCAGAATCCCGGTGCCACACATCAACATGGCGTCCACCGCCGATAGAACCTCAGTCTCCAGATTCGTCTTCTGCTTGATGCGATGATCGAACCACTGAGCGGCGGCAGTCGTGTACTCGGCTACCTGGGGGGTGGTAGGAATAAATTGTGCAATCAGGTCGGTGGCAAATAGCTGCTGAAAGTACGCCGGTTTCAACTCGCTGATCGTCGTGTCTACCAGCGGGAAATGAACGTCACTCGCCCCGGGCCATGGTTTGGATTTACGCCGCAACCCGTGGTGGCGCATCTCGTAAAACATCCGCTGGCGCGTGTCCCATACCGAACGATCCGCCAAATCCTGCAAAACGTCCGCGTTTAATTTCTCCCGATTACGCATCTAAAATTCGTTCTCCTCCTCCTCGTCCTCATCCTCCTCCACGCAATGACCCATCGCCTGCAACGCAAACAACGTGCAGTACATCTGCAACCCGCCAATCAGCGCAGCATCGCTCAAATCGAACTCGTCCTGGTAGCGTCCCAACAATGCCTCCAATTCGCCGCAGAACGCATCAAACTGTTTTTCGACGGTCATCATGGCGACCTCCTCCGTTTAGTGCGTAAAAAAACGCACCCGAAGTGGATGCGTTAAAATCGTCTTTTGGCAAATTATTCGTGCCGCGCTCTGTTGGTACTACAAATATCCCATCGCCTGGTCAATCAATCGCCGTGCTTCAAGCGGCTCCTCGAACATCAATCCCCGGGCCTGCTCCAAAAGCCGTTTCGCCCAGGTCAATTGCTGAGCCAACGTCAACGCATAGGTCGCCTGGTCGATTGCTTCATCAATCAAATCGCCCGTCAACGGTGTGCGCTCCCATAAATTGCCGCCATGCTCCTGCTGCCCCGCCCGGTATTTCCGGTGGATCTGCTCGCTCACCATCTCCACGATGCCTCGCAGGTGATCTTCCTGTGCGTCTGTCATTCCAAACTCGCCTTCTCCAACTCGTACTCGTAGTCGATGATCTGCCGCATCAACGACTGCACAAATGCTTTTGACTCGGGACTCGCGTCATACGCATCCCGGAACCCACGCTCATTGTTCAGAATCAACGACCGGGTCGCGTCTAGCTTTCGCGGTGTCCGACATCCGGTTGTGAATCCAATCGAGCTTATCACGGCGACGATCAGCAACACGCGCCACCCGCTTGTCTTTTTCAACTTTTTTTCCATATGTAAATAGTTCTTTTAGAACCTCCAGTATTGCTTTGATTAGTCCAATGAATTTCATCCGGTGTTAAGTCCCATCGACTCGCGCAGCTTTGTGTCGCCAGTCCACTCACCCATACCAGCCTCAAGCACTTCATTCAAGTCCGGTTGTGTCCTACGCTGCCATGCGTACTGATCGGAGTAACTCGCCAGACACATCACCAACGCATCACCGCGATCAGGCGAACTGAACCCACGCGCCTTCATCTCTTTCTTGCTCTCCAGGTTGAGTTTGCCGGTCTTTCCGGTCGCCACCCGTCGAGTAGTCAATTGACTATGTAAAATCTCGTCATCGGGCAGTATGGCTTCCATACGGTCGATCTGGCGGGCAGCGTTGAACCACATCTCAGTTCCCCGGTTCTGATACCTGTCCGGTTCCTGCGCTCGTCCGCCCAAGTTCACCTGGTGAATCGGCCAACCCATCTCCGCCAATTGATGGCACATCGGCAATCCCAACCCACCCGCATCCCCAAATATCTGCTCGGGCTTCAACCCGGCTTTCTCGAACTCCAACGCAAACCGCGCACAACCGGCCATCGTGTTCGCCTCGCGCCACGCAATCAGTTTGGCAATGCGATTACCAATCCTCATGCAAAACACACTCTCATCTCCCGCCGCCGCAAAGTCACACGCCGCCACCGTCTCATAACCGTCTTTTATCGGTGGATTATCCAAACACTGCTGCAAACTGTCCCACGGTATCACCAAGCCTTCGCCACTCGTCTCCTGGAACTCCCCGAAGATCATCGATTGAATCAACGGATGATCGCGCCCCCACATCTCCAACTGTTCGTCAATCCACGCCTGCTTGATGTGCGGACACTCGAACGCGGTCACGGTGTGAAGTTGCCACCATTTCTGTTCTTTACTGAATATCTTGTAGAATTTACCCGTGGTTCCGCCCGGCGAACTCATCGCCAGGATGCGATTCGGCTGGATTCGCGCCACCGCTTCAAATAAATCCTCCTGAATCGATTTGCACTCGTCCAAGATAATGAAAACATTGCCGTGGAAGCCTTCAAATCGCCCAGGTTGATCAGTAGCAAAACCCAAGATCCGACTGCCGTTGTCCATCGTCAGATCAGTCTGGTTGATCTGCATCCCGAGTCCCGCCACTTTACTCGCCAGCGCCCGGATCTGCGGCCAAAGCTGCTCTTTCACCTGCCGATAAACGCCACTCGTTGTGATCACTATGCTTCCAGGATAAATCAGCGCATACCATAACGCCGCTGGCGCGGCTATCATCGCAGTCTTCCCGCTGCCGTTCGCCGCTTTCAACGCCACCCGCGCACCCGGTACACTTAAATCAAACAGAACTTTCTTCTGCCAATCGTATAACGGCAACTGAAAGTACTTCTCAGTAAAGCAATCGCAATCCGCGTCTCTCGAGGAGACTCGGGTCTTGGTTTCCGACCCAGCAGGTTTTGCGGACGGTTTTGGTTTCCCGCTCGTCTTTGTTTTTGTTTTGCTCATAATCGCCACACTCGAACTTTCTCACAAAATCTCCCATCTCATTCGTCAACCGATACGCCGCCACCACCTCACTCTTCGGGTGGTAGGAAAATAAATAAAACGGACATCGAAACGATTTACTCGCCCAGCGCCCGGCTTCCATCTTGTTCCACCCAATCATCTCTTTCGGGTGATGGCCCAACTCGCACTCCCGCGCCTTGATCTCCGCCACCGCTTTGATCACGCCTCCCCGCACAAACAATCCGTCGAGGAACGAATACTGGTCGTTCGTGTAAACCCAACTGTCGCCCGGATGATTCGCCAGGACGATGTCTACACACTGCTGTTCTAGTCGATCTATCATTTCGTGAATAAAAAATCAGACGCTTTCACCGGCACCTGGCCCACCGCCGGGTAATGCATCTTCCCCAACTGACTGTCGCCACTAATAAACTTCACAAACCCCACACAATCGGAGATCCGCCACAAATTATCATCACCCCCCACACGCCGCATACCGGCCTGCGCCCATAACCAAACCATCTCGCCCACCGTGTAATTCTCATAATTCCACAACGTCTTTAACTCCGCCAACCCAACCTGCTGCACCAAGTCAGGATCACTCACCGCACACAAGTCTTTCACATAAATCATCCCGCCCGGCTTCAACAACCCCACACACTTCGCAATCAGCTTTCCCGGTTCCTCGAAATACCCGAAACTCTCACACAAAATCACCCGGTCAAACGTCCGCCCCGCATCCTCCCACTCCATGAAATCCGCCAACTCCAAGTCCACCTTCGCCAACTCAACCTGACGCACACTGTTCGTCACCCCAACAATGTCCTCCACACCATTAGCCATCAACCCACTCATCACACCACCAACCCCACAACCCACATCCAATACCCGATGCCCCGGCAAGATCATCCCGCGCCCCATCATCACCCGACAATGTTCCACCGGGTCTTCCGCAAATAACGCCGCCTGAAATACCGAACCGTAATCACTCAAATACACATCCGAATACTCGTCATAATACTCCGCCGTACTCATCACCATCCGTACACATTTGTTTAACTTTTCGATTGTATCCATATTCAACTCCATCGCTGCTTCTTCTTCCGATTCGCCACCAGGACGCGGTTTCGATCATCAATGTACTCCTGCAACCGCCCAGCCTGCAAAGTCGCTTCAGCGTGATCCTGGTGGTCGTACAGCGTCTCATACGGAAACATGCCACCCCGATTCAACCGCATGCCAGCAGGCGACTCTCCAGCCGCCGACCTCACCCATAATCG